AAAGTGATAGTGAAGTTTTCATTATAATTCTTCCTTACTGCTCTTTGAATATCTGTTAGTAGTAATGCCCATTCTAATTTTGATGTACCTAGGAAGTGCATTACATCGTGAATGCCTTTTTCTAATAGTCCGTCAAAGTGCAGTGTAACGATTCGTTTCAACACCAAGTGAACATCACACATATTTTGTCCACCCATTGCCCAACCGTTAAAGTGATTGTTCGGATACTGTTTGGGATCACAGTAGTCCTTCATTTGGTTGTACCAATCATCTGCTTCTGCGTGATTCTCGCCTTGCAATACGTTTAGGAATTTGCAAGCACCAGTACGATTAGCAATCCAATAGTCATTGTTAATTCTTGTACCATCTACAGCCTCTTGATAACTTGTAATGCCTGTTGCTTCTTGTCCACGAGGTGAACGTGCCACCCACGCTGGAATATCAAGCACCATGCCATAGTCCATATAAGCATCCATCCAACGGAGAACACCATCTCTTTTCTTTTGTGCTTTAGGACAGTTAGGATTTTTCCAGTCACCTTCCCATACGCCTTTACCAATCTGGAAACCACCTGAGTCGCCTAGTATCCACGAGTTCTGTCTATCTCTATTACGCACCATATCTTCTTTGGGTGAGTGCTTGTTCACATCAAGCTCTGCATGTCCTGCAGAGTACAGTGTCCATTGGTATTGGAACTGACCTTCTTGTTTGTTTAAATAGTTTAGACTTTCAACACCGTTAGCAAAGTTGCTAGGAATTCGTGACTTATCTACATATTCATCAAAACGCTGTTTGCCTACATAAGTTGCATAAAAGCCACTTAATGCTGGCAAAAATCTTGCGTAGTCTTTTTGTTCAGTAGTTAAGTCTTTATTCATCTTTTTCCTTTATGTGTTCGTAATCTAAGTAACTAGAACACCACTCGTAAAAATGTTTATCTGTATCAGGCCAACAATCAGCAAACACAGAATCTTCTTTTCTATGTTGTCTATATTCTTGTCTAGCCTGTTTTTCAGTAATCATTACTTGCTCTGTGCTGGTAAGATATAATCGTATGTTGCCATACCTGAGTTAACACTAATCTTCATTGCACCTTGATCTGAAATGCTCATTGTAATGTCGCCACTTAGATTTAGTATTGCTTGTACTTGTGCTACAGGCCAACTCCATGTATGTTGTAATGAACCTGAAATTGCATTCTGGAAAACAAATTTACCTGCGTGTGTGCTTGCATCGCCAAAACTAAACACTAAGTCTGTAACACCGCCTGTAACTTCAGTTCTTACATTAAATGTAGGTTCTTCAGCATGTGCCGCTGCCATTAGTTTTAAACGTCCAATGCTTGAAACACTTGGCTTTACTTCGACATCCCATGTTGCGCCTTTAAATTTTACACTTTTAAGTTTTTCTTCAATGATTGCTTTGTTCATAAAGCGATAATCATTTTGGAAATCACCTGTTGTGTTTTCAAAGTGAATATGTGTTGGAACAACTTCTCCGTTGCGTTCTGCTTGTACAACTTCAATTTTAGCATTGTCTTTGTATTCAGGATTCTTAAGATGCAAACTTAGTTTGTCTAAGTTAGGCATACCAAAAGTTCCTACAAACTCGTTAACTGGATTGTGTGTTTCTGCTGTTAAAATAACAGAACGATCTTCCGCCATCGAGTCAATTGATGTGCTTTCGTCATTAGTAACTTTGACTAACGATAAAAAACCTAGTGCGTGAGTATGTGCTACTACGTCTTGTAAAATGTCTTTCATTTATGATTCTCCATTGATGTTAAGTTTATTATAGTGCCTAAGTGCTTGTTTGTCAAGCATTAATTTGCAATTTTTCGTTCTTTGAACCAACTTAGATACTCCCAAGTTTGTCTCCAATTTTGTATTGTTCTAGTATGATGTGCTAATTGTGCTAACGGATAGTCATTACCGTCTTTGTGCATTGCATCACCAAAAAACCAAATTGTATCTTTTTCCATATCAAAATCTTTTACAACTTGACTTTTGTCAGCACCTTTTGGTGCAATGTCAATTCCAGTTTCACCGCCTACCTTTGCTTCAAGATTGGTAAACAATCTATTAAACTTGTAAGCAATCTTTTCACGTTCTTTTTGTTCACTGTCCCATTTTACATACAGTTTGCGTTCTCCAAGCGTAGCATTACGTCCTACTATACTAAAGTTTACCATACCGGGGCGATGTTCAAAGTGTAATCCTGTGCGTAGCGGAAATGCGCTTGCAGTTAGTTCTTCGCTTAACCAGTCGTGTGCATCTTCAGGTAGTATCCATTCGTTTGTGCGAATGTGAGTTGTACCTTCCCAAACATCATTGCCATTACAGTTGTAAACACGTTTACATAAGTTGTAGGTAGGCTCACTAATTTGTTCAATAGTCTTAGGCTTGTCGCTACCTGTAACTAGATATACATCATTCATTAGACAAAAAGAATTAAAGAACGCTTTAAAGTCTAAGTCAATAATACCTCTACTAGGAGTAAGTGTACCATCTACATCAAATATAAACTTATTCATCTTAGACTCGATTGATTCTCTAATAACCAAATACACTCGCCAATATCTTCTGGATTAGTAAATCCTTTGTCTACAGTGCATCTTTCATATGGATGTATTTGATATGCAAACTCTATACCTAATCCAAATGCAGCCGCCATTAATACAAGTATAAGTAAGAACTGCTTCATCCTTGTAGTGCCTTATGTCTTGCTTCGCTTGCTGCTTTTACATATTCTGAAAATCTGTCTGCAATTTCTCGCATTTCTTTTGCATTTACATTAGAAGTACCATATGATTCTGCAGTACGAGCAATATCGTGTAATTTGATAATCATTTCATTGTCGGTCATAGTTTTGTTCTCTCTGTTACTCGCGACCTTAAATCACTAGATGAAAATCTATGGTCGCGTTTGTTGAAGTATAAATCAATATCTCTTTGACGGCAGATATCCTTTCCGGTGAAATCCTTATCTCTGTATTCCTCTCCTAATATTCTAACATCAATATGATACATTGTCAAGATATCTTCAAGGTCTTTTTCAGTTCCATAAGGAATAATTTCGTCAACATACCCAACTGCTTTAAGTTGTGTATAACGCTCTACAACAGTTTGAATAGGACTATTTTTTTCTGCTCTATCTATACTTGGATCAACTTGTAATCCGCATATAAGATAATCGCATTGTTCTTTTGCTTCACGTAACATTATTACATGTCCGGCATGTAATAAGTCAAATGTTGAACAAGTAAATCCCACCTTCATTGTTTTTTTACCTTATGATTCATTAGTTTACAAGAGCTCCACTTACAGTTAACATCGTATTTCTTTTTACATATTACGCAAATCATTCGTACCTCTTTCCGTCAAACACACAAATAAACTCTAACCAGTAAGGTCCTGTATTATGAACTTTATGAAATACATTATCTTCAACAAGAACAACATCACCTTCTTTAACATCAAAAATTTTATGATCTAGTTCCATTTTTCCTGTGCCTGATACAAAGAAATAAACTTCTTCTTGTCCAGCGTGTCTATGTCCATTAGTGGATTGATTAGAACGTAATCTAGTTTTACTAACAACTAAGTTTTTTAAAGTCTTATTATCAAACAATTGATATTGATCATTGTCTTTAACTAACTCGCCTTCAATATTTGATGTAGTAAGTTTCATGTTTTTATCCTTCAAAGTTATAATTTTCTGCTAATGCTTTTAATATTTCAATTAATTCTTGTATGGTATTTAGGTCTTGATCTCTCTCGGTATCAATTTCTATTTCCATTTTTATTTTCATTTTAGTCTCCAAAGTCAAACAAACTGTTGAATGTAGTGTTTTGCTTAGTATCTTCTAAGTCATAATCTAGTACACCAATTAGGTTATCTAACTTATTATCAATAATGGTACTTTCCATTGCGTCTCCGTCAAATGGAAGTTCCTTAAACCATTCAGGTAGTCTTAGCTCATCTGTTGGATAAGCAACACTCGTATATCCTAAAGGGTTTTGTTTTAACTTACAAACAATAACTTTCATACCGTCAACGATTTCTTGCGAATACTTGTCGCCATTCATACGTTTTAGTGTATTCCAATTAATACTTGCTCTTACATGTCCGGGCATATTTGCTTTACCTTGTTTCTTTTCAAGTCGCTCATAATGCCCGATTTTATTTGCACGTTTGGGAGAACCTTTTTCAAATCCCGGACGTTCTTTAAAGTCCTTACGGAATTGTGTAATACGCTCGAGTACTTCTTTTTCTGTTGCATCTGTAAGTACCATAAGCAATACTTCGCTCAAAAACTCTTGCATAAACACAGGAGTATCAGAACGTCTAAGGTCTAATCCCATTGCTTTTACTTTACCAGGTTTTCCGTCTACGTCTGTACGGAAACCTTCGTTGTCAATTACTAAAGCCGCATAACGCTTCTTAGTAATATACAAACCGCTTTGTGCTACAATTTCTCTACCTGCGGCAATAACATCTGAACGTGTCTTTGGACAGTGAAATGCCTTTGCCATAAAGTCGCCGAACGTTGTATTTGCTTGCTCTGCAACTTGATCGTATAATGTAATGCACTTTTCAATGCTCCACTCAAGGTTACCACTTTCAATATCATCTTTTAACACAGGATACGCACTAAAATAAACGGAGTCTGTATCACCGTAAATGACTGCTTTACCTACGTGATCATATTCGCCTGTAATAACTTTGTTAACCTCAGCACTCATGTGCTTAACAATTTGTCTACCTGTTAGTGTTGTAGATTGTCCTATACGTTTGTCAAAAAATCTGCAACCAGGATTAAGAATGGCCCCATAAAGAGAGTTAAGATTAATTTTCTTAACAAGTTGACGTTTGTCCCAAAATGCAGTTTCAATAGCATTGCCTGCTTCTTTTGCTTTCTTAAGTTGTTTTTGTAGATCCTTACGTTCTGCATACCAGCGTTTTAAGATACCAGGTATCACTCCTTCAAATTCTGTAGTAAATATTGTACCGTTAGCACTTAGCATCCACGGCATATGTGAATCAAATATAAGTTGATGAATTTCTGCACCACTTAGTACATCTGAACGTCCATCTTCCCAGTCAACCGTTAGTGCAATATCTTTGCGTTTCTCCATAACTGCTTCGTATTCTTCTGTTGCAAAACGTCCTTCCCAGCTACCTGCAAATGATTTCTTTTTAAGAGTCATATCTTCATGTACACGAGAATCTGTTATCTCTGGACGTAGTTGTCCAATAATAGTTTCCGGAGCCATATTCAACGCACGAATTACTGACGGATACAGTGAGTTCAAGTCCATTGAGCCGATGTACTTGTGCAAACCTTTCTTAGGAAACGCAACATAAGCACCTGCGGCTTGTGTGTTTTCGTCATCACGTTTTGGACGATTAGGAACTTGTAAGCCTCTGTGATGTGCCTCGTTAATGATTGCTTGCTCAGTAACAGCAACAGCACCCATTGTTGTTTGTAACAATACAGTGTTTGCGTGAGCAAGTTCGTTGCTCAAATCAATAAATCGTAGTTTCTTGTCTAGTTTGTCAAGTAGTGCAACGTCTTGTCTGTTATATTCAATAAACGTTTCAAAGTCATTGTTATATAATTGATCAAGTGTACCTTCATAAACAGTTTTATTTTCGCCTACTTCTAATTCACCGATAGCATCTAATCGATATGTATGCCTTTCTTCATATGTATATTTGCGATACAGTTCAAGCGAGTCTAAATGCACACGACCCACAAAATCATAAGTTTCGGCAGTTTTTCCATATTTTTCATATTCACGTTTCTTAGGTAGTTGTCCCCACAAGCAGAAACGTCTTGTGTCATCTTTGCTTAGTACACGCTGGATACGGTTTACAGTGTAAGGAACATCGTACCCTTCTGAGTTCCAACCACTTTGTACATCTGCATCTTCAATCAAATCAAGAAAAGCAAGTAACATTTGTTTTTCACCGTTACCTTCTTCGTCATTGGTAAACAGAATAACTTCGTCACCCCAACGCTGTTTACACATAGCAACAGCATCTTCATGTTTCATACCTTTAGGCGGAACTGCTAGTGTAATCAACGCACTGTCTAGCCATTGCAAACATACAGTAATAGCAGTAATTGGCATAAACGGATCACTAGGATCAGCAAAGCCTCGTTCTGGATCAAAGTCTGTCTCAATATCCCAAAACGCAATGTTTAGTTTAGGTGCGTCTTGGTTGAGATAGTTTTCACTTAGACATTGGAAGATTGGATTAATGTCGCTTTCAAACAAGTCCTTGCCTTTGTTAATAGCAACTTCTTTACGAAAATCTTTTGTGTTTTTACAAACAATTCTATTAAGTGGATCACCGTAAACACTTTTATATTTTCCACGAGGATCTTTGTAATAGAATGTGTATTTTGCAGGATACTCTGTGTAATGTCTTTTGCCGTCGCGACGCTCTACGACACGAATAATGTCTTGGTCTCGATCAAACATTGCATCTACATAAGGCATTTATTTTCCCTCGTACCAAGATTGTAAAAATTCATAATGATTTGGAAATGTTGCTTTACACAAATCAGTTTGTTTTTGTTTGCTTTCAATAAAATATTTCAAATACATATCTTCCTCAGGAGTATTTTTTTCAGCATCAATGTAGCCGCCACCAGCATGTATCATACTCCACCATTGTACACTCGAAAACATACTTTGTCTAGTTAAAAACATGATAGGTTTTGGATATGGATAATAGGTACTAATAATATTAATACAATCATCAGGTAGATCTTTAAGAGTTTTATTTCTTATTGCCTGCCAGTACATTGTATCTTTCTTATTACTAAAGAAATAGTGTGCAAAGATAAAAGAAAGTATTTCAATATTCAACCCGTAATATGATTGATTGATTGCATCTTTAACTTCGTCGCTCCAATTACCTTGAGACATCTGTATAAAGTGTACAAATGCTCTAACAATACTTGTAGTAAATGTAATACCTGTTGCTTCTAAAGGTTCCACAAATCCTGCACTTAGTCCTACAGCAAGGACATTTTTAACTGCAACTCTTTGATGGGTTCCACATTTCATTTTTAAATGTTTTGCTGGAGCATCGTATTCGCCTAAAGCATCACGTAATTCTTTTTCTGCTTCTTCTGGTGTAATAAAGTTTGAACTGTATACATAGCCGTTACCAATACGGTCATAGACAGGGATAGTCCATCTCCATCCTGCATTCATAGCAGTTGCTTTTGTATAAGGGTGACATTCTGTTTTAGGATCTGTGTATTGAGTTTGTAGTGCAACAGCACTATCGTTTGGCAACCAAGTTTTAAAAGAAATAAATTCTTCTTTTAGTTCATTTTCTAATAGAAGACTTTCAAAACCTGTACAGTCAATATACAAGTCTGCTTCGTAAATAGTACCTTCTTTGTCTTTGAGGAATGAAATACCATTAACGTCACTTCTAATATCTACAATTTCTGTATCTACATATGTAATTCTATTAAGGATAAGTTTTTTAATACAATCAATAATTTTATATGCATCAAAATGTACAGCACCAAATCCTTCAGGTCCAGTATTAAAGTTACAATCTAAATCTTTTGTAAGTTTTGGGCTAATATTGTTTTCTGCTAGTTGATAAGCAGGATACCAATCTAAAAACTCTTTATAGGATTTGTCTGCAAAATGCTTGTTAGCAAATAAATCAGGAGTAGCAAGATAGTTTATTGGATCATCGTTATCTACAAAATAAGGCTCGTCATTCCAGCCTTCTAGTTTAACTCCGTGCTTAAATGTTGCATTACTAGCAGGCATCCATTCATGCGGCTGTAGTCCACATTCATAAAGGAAACTAGCAGTTGCAGGTTGAGTTCCTTCACCTACGCCAATTGGACCTTTTTTGCTATCTTCAATTAAGCAAATTTTTACTTGTTCAGGGAGATTATTAGTTAGATATGCGGCAGTCAACCAACCACTGGTTCCGCCACCAAAGACGATTATTTTTTCTATCATTTTTCCTCTCGTTGCTTATGGCCAACTTAACCTTCTTCTTGCTCGACTATTGTCATTGAGCGTTATTAATATTTACTAGATCCAACCCATTGCTCGACTAAATCCGAGCACGTTAACACATGCAAAATATGATGTTAACACTAATGGCCAGGCAAGTGTGCGTCTATAGTAAGCATATACTGCTGTACACGAACCTATAAAAAATCCCGGGTACACGTATCTCATATCAGGACTGTCTGCATTTAGTGCAAGTGTTAGACTAGCAGCAATCGTAAAGACTGTGCTAATCATTTCAAATGCAAATGCTATCTTGTCACTGTCATATGAGCTTTTAAAAAATTTCCTTATAGGATCCATTATTTGTCGTAACCAAGTGTAGTAATTAATGTTTCAAGATCGTCATAGGCATCAGCATGTTGTGCCCAATCACGTTTTTGTGCAATTTTGATTGCCTTGTTGATAAGACTTGGCTTAATATCCATTTCTTCTGCAACAGCCTTTACAGTTTCTTTTAAGCCTGTTTGTAAATCTTCAACTTCTTGTAATACAGTTACGCCTTCACGGACAAGGCGTTCTAGTTTGGCTTTTTCGTCAGCCCCGTAGGTTCTGCTACTCATATTAAACTCCTATGTTAGTTTAATTTATATTATAGTGGAATTTTGTCTAGAAGTCAACCTAAAAAATTAATTTTTAAGCTGATATTTGGCTAGTTCTGCATAAAGTCTACCTTTAATAGACTCATCTTTTTTGGCATTTTTAGTTGCAGTTGCATACATAACTGCTTCGGCATCTTTGCCGTAACGTTTCTTAAAGTCGTCTTTGTTCTTTTTCATGCCTTTGACATACTTTTCACGTTTCTTTTCTTCGCCTTTAGTAAGTGAACGTTCGGCTAGTAATTCTTCTAGTTGTGCTACTCTTGCTTCTAGCGCAGCAATTCGATCTTCTGAACTTTCGCCAACTAGTTTATCTTTTAATGGGTGTGGTTGCTCACCTGTATGACTTGGTTTAGACATTTTAGGCATAGGGTCTTTACCTTTTGCCTGTCCTGCACTGCCAGTTTTTTGTTTACCTTCTGTAATAACACCTGCTAGTGCAGCAAAGTCGCTTACAGAATAATTTTTATCTAATTGTAACGAACCTTCTGCAACTTCGTAACTTTCTGCTATTGGTTGCGTAACTTCTGGTGCAGGAGTATTACCTTGTAAAGCCGCCACCATTTTAGCTTTATCTTCAGCAGGGTCAGTTGGTTCAATATTAAAAAGTTTTTTCTGTAATGCGTGAAAATCCATATTACTTGCCGCCACCGCCGCTAGTGCTTTTAACTGGTTTAATACTTTTTGCTTTAATATTTTTTGCATCTATTTTTGATGGTGATGTAGGAGGAGTTACTGTACCTTCTAGTTTTTTTGCAAGTTTTTCAGCAATACTTTTTTTGTAAGCGTCTGTACTTTCTTTTTTTGATTTAGCAGCATGTACTGCTTTACGTTGTGCATCGTTTTTGTACTTGCCTTCTTTCATTGCTTTGTTCTTTTCGTAGCAATCGCAATGAGGACAGTCTGGACCACATGAACACTCAGTTACTGGTTTACCACAGCACTCTTCTGGACACATTTCAACGCCTTCGTTCATGCCTTCACCAAACTTCATATCGTAGTCTAGGTTGTGATATACTGAACCAATGTAGTCAGCTGCTTTAGTAATCTTTGCTTGCTGCCAACCTTCTAGTCCTTGCTCTTCTGATACACCTTTTAGCATATCATGTAATTTAATAGCATACTTAGCAATCTTGTAAAGATCAGCTCTAGCCATTTGTACTTCGTGATCAGCTTCTGCTCTGCCAGCTAGATCAGCTAATCCTTCTTTCATTGCTTTGCTCATAATGTTTTCCTTTGTCTTTCCAGCATCGGATCCTTTCTCTGGAGAGTATTTCCAATCCTGACCGTTAACTTGCGTTATATTATCTCTATCAATTGCAAATACAGCACCTTTCTTTTTAAGTTGTATTTGCAAATCGCCTTGTTTATCTCTAGTATCTAGTAACTTAGTTACTTCACCGTCTTTAGTTTTCCCAGCAGCATTTTTATAAACTATAGCATCACCGGGTTTAACTTTTACGTAGTTACCTCCTGAAATGCCTGACGGAAAGTCGTCTTTTGCTTTCGGCTCTGCTGCTTTCGGCTCGACTGCTTTTGGCTCGGCTGCTTTAGGTTCTGGAGCAGGCTTGCCTTTTTCTGTAGGTTTAGTAGCATCTGCAGGTTTTTTTGTAACTACTGTGTTTTTTGTCTTTTTAACATCAGGCTTAGGTTTGTCCTTTTTAGGATCGTCACCTGGTTTAGTAAAAAAGTTTTTAATAAACTGTTCAGCAGAATCAGGACCTATCGCTCCACCTTTTTGTGTAGCATTAAATCCTTTTGCAAGAGATCTACCAAATCTAGTTCTTTCTTTTTCGCTTATGATGTTTCTAATACGCATAATGTATTTATCGCTTTATTGTTTTGCCGCCCATTAAATTATTATCTATATCTAATGCGTTTTTTGCTGTACCGTCTGAATTTTTCTTTTGTGGCGCTTCTGGAGCACCATATTTACCACGCTTTTTAGGTTTAAAATGTGCAGATGGAGGATTTGCTACACTTGCAATATTTCCAGCACTAGTAGCACCGGCAGTAGCATCTTCATCAAACTTTGCTCGTTGTGCCGCAAGTTGTAAACGCTTTGTATTAATTGCTTTTTCTGTTTCTTTATCCATTTGTCCAGACTTGCGTATATCACGCTCTAAATCGTCTAGATCTTTTTGATGTCTACGATTTTTTTCTTGGTCTGTTTCTGCTTCGTTGATTAAGTCTAATAGTTTCATTTTCTACCTGCCTTCATGTTAGCACACCAGTGATACATTTTACCTTTCTCACCACTATACTTTTTTGCTTTCTTACGTAAACTAGTTACACTTCCGCTACAACTAGCACCAGCCTTTTTGACTCTACCAGGTCGGCTTTTACCCTTTTCCTTACCGTCGGCAAAATTTTCGTTTTTCTTTTTGCCAGCGCAATGCGCCTTTTGACTGAAACCTTTTGGGTTTGAGCAGTTAATACTATCTTTGTACTTTTTACTCCAACCTTCGTCTAGCATATTTTCAAGCACATCATCTGCCATATGCACACGAGCATACTCTGCACCTGTTAAACGTAGTGCATCGTATCTGTGATGTCCATTTACAATACGTCCTTTTCGATCAATCTGTATTGGCTCATAGTCATCATTTAATACTTTAACTAATTGTTTACCTAGTTTGTTCCATTGACGTTCGCTTTGTACACTTTTAAGTTTGTCTAATTTAATCTTACCAATTGGTCCAAACTGCTTTAATTGTGGAGGTGCTTTACCGCCTGTAGGTTTTTCATCATAGTGAAAATCTTTATAACCACCAGCATCTTGTACTTTATATCCTATGCGCTTTAACTGCTTCATAAGATATTTCATTTCTTTTTTGCCTGCATACGGAGCAACAACTATATCTGGTTCGTCTACATTAGAATCTGCTGGCATTGCTTTTAGGTTAGCCATATTAGTGCCTAATTTTATAAAATCGTATTCACCATCGGCTTTAACAACAAAAGAATTTTCAGGATTTTTAAATAGATTACCTTCTTCTACAGGTTCTTGCATATGCTGTTTAATTGCTTTTGCTGTGCGCTCAAACTTATGATCTTTGTGCTTAAATCCAATACCACCTGCTGCTTCCCATTTGCCAATGTTAACACCGTAATCGTCAATTAGTATGTTAGGTGTACCGTCTGCTTGTGTAGCATACTTTGCTTTATCATGTGTAATGATTACATCTGCCGGAGGGAAGAAACCTAAGTGTTTTTTAATCCATTCGTGCTTGTGTGGTTCTGAATTAGGATCACCTGGTAACGGTGAACTTAATATTTTATATTCACCTTTTACTTTTTTAATTAATCCTAATAAACCTTTTGCATTATCTGTTAATGGTAAGTTAAGCCAAAAGTCTTCTGTATCTTTAATTTTTTGTAAACCTGCTTCTACGTCTTTAATATCACGGAAGCTATCTACACCCATTAGTTTAGCCCAGTCGCCGAAGAAGTCTGCAAGCACACCATCCATGTCTACATAAATTTCTGTAGCACTTGCAATTTCACCTAGTGCTTCTTCTAAGTCTGTTAGATTGTCTATTGCTTTTGGACCGTCTGGGTGTTTAGGATTTATTACAACAGTTTCACCGTTCATTAGTTCACTAATGTTTGCTGCCTTACCTAAACTATCTAGCAGTCTATGTAATTTATCTTTAGGATCGTAGCCGCCACTTTCGTATCCACTCTTACCACGAACTTCTACACGGTTTTTACCTTTTTCTTTTATGTGTAAAATATCGTAGTCGTCGCCACGTTCAAACTTAATAGCAACACTTTCAGTAAGTCCTAGGTTAAACAATACATTTGTTGATTTGCCTTTTACTTTTGTACTGAGTGTAGGTGGCTTACCGTCTTTGTCTACTTTAAAGCCAAACTTTGCTGCTTCAATAGGAATTTGTCCAACACCTACATCTACTGTGGTATTAACTCCCTTTACAATTCTGCCGTATTCGTATAGTTGACGCAATCTCATTTTTTCTTACGTCCTCTAAATTGTACAGGTCCTGTCATAAATGGTTTTGAAAACCATAACTTAAACCAATCAGGATCACCAGGTTTTAATCCTAAATCTCTTTCTCTTTGCTTAAGAGCAGTTGCAGTTTCACTAGGATTTTCATCTATTTGATAAGCAGTATACCCTTTAAATTCATTTACGCCAGCAAGTTTTTTAATGTATTCAAGTTCATCCATTATACTTTCCTACTGTTACTAAATGCTTTTGGATCACCCTTAGCAGCCAATGCTCTACGTTTGGCAAGTTTGTCTTTTACACTATCTTCTTCTGGTGGACGCTTTTTTTTAATTGTTGTTGTTTTTTGATTCTTTGTAGCAAAGCCTAGTATTTCTGTAATATCTTCATCAGTAATAGTATATGCTCTATCACCCCTAGTTTTAATTTCCTTACCTACAAGCATTTTAAGAACACGTGATAATTTTTCTATATCTTCTTCTTTTTCAATAGCGTCTTGTATCATTTTAGTAAGAAAGGATCTTAGTGATGCTTTATTAACAACTAAATCACCTTCGTCTATTTCTTTACCTTTAGCACGTTGATCGTCGACCCAATCTTCATATTCTTTAGCACTTTGTACTTTATCTGAATCTGGAGCATAGCCCATTGCAATTAATTCTTCTGAACTTTTACTAGGTTTTTCTGGACGTATTCCTTCTTGTGCAGGAACTTCATCTTTAATTCCCATACCTGTGCGAACTGCGTCATACAATTTTTGTGCTAGTGCTGGAGTAGGCACGCCTTGTGCAAATGACTCATAGTCACCCGCAGCAGCCGCAGCTCTCATTTTACTTGCGCTCATACCTTCTGCACCGTCTGCATCTGGATCACGTTCGCCTGCGTTTTCTACTGTAATACTATTGAAGTTATATTCTTTGCCGTTGTAGTCGTTAAACAGTTTATCAAAACTTGCTACACGATCTGAACCTGCTACGTAGATAACATCTGTATAGCCTAGTTTCTCTAACATTTGCAACATTTGAATTGGTGTACGTACACTAGGATGTCCTACGTTTACACCGGGAAAAAACTTTTTAGCAAATTCTAATTTAACATCAAATGGTAATGGATTGTCTTTTGGCTTTTGAGTTTGACTTAAAAAGATATAATGATCACCTTCGAAGCTCTTTACTTTTTCTACAAGTTTTTCGTGCCCAATAGTAGGAGGGTTCATTCTTCCAAATGCCGCTACTGCTACTTTCTTAGGTGCTTCAAATAATTCTCTTAAGAACATTCCTTGTACATTCCTTTTTTAATATTAGGCATTTCTTCTGCTTGAATTTTTTTACAGCAGCCGTCGATGTCTTCTTTTGTAAAAATGTCTTCAGGACGTTTGTCTTTAATAAATTTTTTGCAATAACTATTGACACCTTTGTTTACAATTGGTTTTATAAACACAATAGGATCGATACTTTCGTCTCTTTCTATCTTGTCACTAGCATCTGCCATTGCAGGAAAAAATGTTTTGCGATAAAACATAGGATCGTTACGCATAAAGATAGCAAGGTCGTCTACTACGTTAAAAGGAACATCATTATCCTTTCGGTCATCTAATTCAAATAATTTCATATTACCACTTCCTACATGACCAGTAACGTGCCTTTGTGCGTGGTCCTGGATTATCACAGTTGTGTCTTGCACGGAATGAACGTCTACGTGCAGGGTTTGATTTTTTAATACGCATATTAGGATCACCAAAGTTAACTTTAACTACGTTACCTTTAGGATTCTTTACATATACTTTAAACTTTTTAACATCACCCTGCATAGGCTTGCCTAGTTTAACTTTACGTCCACGATATTCTGCTTCGTCTAACTCATCGTCTTCGTTAAACCACATAACACCGTATTCTTCGTAGAAGTCATCGCCGTCATATGTTTCTTCATCTTCTAGAACATCTACATCGTCTGCGCTAATTTGAATATCAAAGTCATCGTAACCTTGTTCAAATACATAGTCTGCTAAACGTTGTGCAAATTCGTCTGCTTCTTCTTCACTTAGAACATTTGGTAAAGGCATTTCAAATACTGTTGCGCCTTGATCTGACTCATATACATAACTGTTTGGAAACACTGATTCATTTAAGCCTTCGCTTAGTGTTTCTTGTTTTTCCATTACTACTCTAATAAAATGTTCCATTGTTCCTACCCTAGTGATTTAATTGAATACTATTTACTGTGCCGTCTGTCCAGTTGCTTATGTATGCTCTAATCCATACATAGTTGCCTGTAAAGTTTGCGAAGTTACTTTTAGTTGTACCTTCGTCATTTACTACTGGATATGCTTGTGTATATACAGTGAACCAATCATCTGCTGTTGGATCAACAGCCAATGTTGCCTGGATATTAACAGTACCAATAAAGCCAGTTATGTTATACTGAACAGTATGGAACCCGTCACTACGTCCGTAGTAACCGTCCCCTTTAAACTTTTCTCCAGTTACAGTTTGTATACTACTGTCACTTGGGTGTGTATTTTCTGTTAAAATCGTTTCACTCTGTGCCATATAACTATTTATCTAAATTAGGCTTCACGACTAATTTGTCGATTCGGCGTATATTAGACAACATAAGTTCGCACAAGTTAACAGTTTTTTCGTCTCTAGCATAAAAGTACATATCTGCAACATAACTATTTTGTTCTAGATTATGTTGTAATTGCGGTCCTACACGTACTTGTTTAGGGTTATTTTTAGCCCAATTAGCAAATCCTGATGTATCGCCAATTTTATTACCTAATGTTACTTTGTAATTAAATCCATTATTTTTATCAACTATAATAGTATTAGGTTCGAGCTGAGACAAGTGATTTGGGTCAGGCTCCCAAAATTCAATTAAATTCTTTTTGTTTAATGCACTTTTTAAAGTATGTAACCATTCTCTATTATTAGAGTATATACAAGTAGTTGAACCTTCGATTCGTAAAGTCCAATCTTCGTGTTTATTTAAGAACTTGTATAATTTACGTGCATCTAAAAAACTAAGTTCTTTTACAGGCATTTCTCTATAGAATCGATTAACTACTAACGGTTCTCCTTCTTCGTATTGCTGTTGCAATTTATCAAGGACTTCCCTAGCATAAGAAAGATTTTTGTCACGAAAGATAGTACCTATACCGTTGCTAATACACAACTTGTATAGATACTTCCCCCAAAATAGTTTAGTTGTTTGACAGTTCTTCAACAACTTGATCCTCGGTCTTTAAGATAAACTGATCTAACTCTGAATTGTAGTCAACAGTTAGGTTACCACCGTTTTTCAAATTGCCAAATAATAATTCTCTAGAAAGAGGACGTTTAATTTCTTTATCAATTACACGTTGTAAAGGTCTAGCACCCATCTTACTATCAAACCCTTTGTCAACTAATGCATCTAATGCTTCGTCGGTGATAGTAATATTTACCTGCTTTTCCTTAACCATATTTTTAAGTTCAACAAGGAATTTACCAACAATTTTCATCATTACTTCTTTTCCTAGTTTAGCAAATGTAATTACACCATCTAACCTGTTGCGGAACTCTGGAGCAAAGAATTTCTTTAATTCTTTATCTTCATACTTTTCTACATTAAAATCTTCATCAAAGCCAATTGTATTCTTTTCAGCATCTTTGGCTCCTAAATTAGTTGTAAGAATTAAGATACAGTTACGAGCGTCTGCTTCACGTCCATTAGAGCCAGTTACTTTACCGTTGTCCATAACTTGCAATAGAATCTGTGAAACATCAGGGTGTGCCTTTTCAACCTCATCAAGTAATAGAACACAGTTTGGTGCTTCTTGTATACGCTCTATTAGCAGTCCGCCAGTTTCTTCGTGTCCTACATATCCTGGAGGAGAACCTAGTAGTTTAGCAACAGCATGTTTTTCTTGATATTCGCTCATATCAAAACGTACAAGTTTTACACCTAGTGCGTTTGCTAGTTGTTTAGCAGTTTCTGTTTTACCAGTACCAGTTGGACCCATAAACACAAATGAACCAATTGGCTTATCATCTGGTTTAAGTCCTGCTTGTGCAACAAGAATTTTATCAACAATACTTTCAATTGCTTCGTCTTGGCCATAAACTGTTGATTTCATATTCTTTTCAAGATTAGCAAGATTTTCAGTTTCACGTTCTGCAACCTGTTCTTCAGGCAAGTTTAGCATCTTACTAATTTCAAATTGAATTTCTCGTTCGCTTACTGTACGTTCTATATTTTCTTCTTTAAGATTAAATCTTGAACATGCAACATCAATCAAATCAATTGCTTTGTCTGGTAATTTTTTATCTGATTGATATTTTACTGACAGTTTAACAGCAGCCTCAACAGCACTTTCTGTGATAGTAGTTTTGTGATGTTCTTCGTAGTATTTTTTAATACCGTTTAGGATATCTTTAGTTACTTCTGGTGTTGGCTCGTCAACTGTTACACGTTGGAAACGGCGCATTAAAGCACGATCCTTTTCAAAGTACTTGCGATATTCTTCCCATGTAGTTGAAGCAACAACTTTAATATTTCCTTTGCTTAGAGCAGGCTTTAGCATGTTAGCAAGATCATTTGCACTATTTCCGCCACCTGCACCTGCACCACTAATCATGTGTGCTTCGTCAATAAACATAATAGTTTTGCCTTTGCCTTTTAAGGCAGCAAGGACTAATTTAAATCTTTCTTCAAAGTCACCGCGGTATTTAGATCCGGCAAGTAATGATCCAATGTCTAAGTTATAAACTTCGTATTCTGTTAAAAACTTTGGAACATCGTTGTTTACAATCTTCCAAGCAAGTCCTTCTGCAATAGCAGTTTTACCTACACCTGGATCACCAACCATTAGTACGTTGTTTTTACTACGGCGTCCTAATGCAAGAGCAATTCTTTCAATTTCATCATTTCTGCCTATAACAGGATCAACTTTGTTTTTCTTTACTTCTTCGTTGATGTTAGTAGTAAATGCACGAAGTGCTTTTTGTGCTTGTCCTGATTGTTCTATTGCTTCTTCTGAAGTATCAAATTCATTACTGATATATTCAGCAAAGTTATCTTTTCTAATTCCAGCTTGTTCTAAGAAATAATTAGCCATACTTTTCTTTTCAGAAAACACGCTAATTAATACATCTGACAATTCAATCTCTGGACGTCCTTGAAACAACACTTGAGTAAATGCTCTATTAAGAACACGTTCTACTGTTTGTGTTTTCTTAGGCTTGTATTTTGTATCTTCAATTTTAAGTTCGTCTAATTTTTTAGTAAGATAGTGTTCTAGGTTACTTTTTAAATATTCTACATCCGCACCAAAACCTTTAACAACATTAAAAAAGTTTTCCTCACAAAGCATTGCAAAAAGCAAATGCTCAAGAGTAACATATTCATGTTGTAATTTTTTAGCGTCTTTAATAGACTTATCAAATACTAACTGTAGTGCGGCACTAGGTTCAACCATTCTGTAGAGTCCTCTTATTTAATTTCTGTCGTTTTTTCTTAGCTCGATCCAGTCTAAGTTTACTAACTCTGTCAGTAAATTCTATACCGTTAAGATGATCGTATTCATGTAAAAAACATCTAGCATCTATATCGTATAATTCTATTTTACATTCTTTTGCAGTAATGTCAAGATAATTGGCAATCACACCACGTGGACGCTTTACCGATAAAAACAAATTAGGATGGCTAAGGCATCCTTCGGGTAAGTCTTCATAATTAACTGTTACACTTTCTAAATGAGGATTAATAATAACTAAAGGACTGTTGTCTTGTAACAAATGTGGCTTCATTACAAATATTCTAGCATCAAGTGCTACTTGATTCGCACTAAGACCTATACCTCCTTCTTGTAACATTAGATCAATCATCTCTTCAGATATAGACTTAGCATCTAGTTCTTCAAAATCAAAGTCCTTTACATTTTTTTGTAACCAAGGATCGGGTGATTTAACCAAGTGCATCTTTTATTCTCTCCAATTCTTGTACTATTCCTATATTTGAAATATTAGGAACAACAGGGTTAATTTTAACTATTATATTTCCTCTTTGACCATTTTTTACATTAGGTATACCTTGACCCGGTATGCTAAACTTTGCATCTGCTTGTGTTCCTTTAGGAATTTTTACAGATAAGTTTTTTCCTTCTAGCGTTCTTATACTAACTGATCCACCTAACAAACAATCAAAAATACTGCAATATACTCTAATGACTAAATTGTTACCGTCTCTTTTCCACATAGGATCTTCAACTACTCTAATCTTTACGATAAGATCTCCGGGCGGTAGCATAGGGTGTCCATCATCTCCTAAACCTCTAAATCTAATACCTGTGCCGTTTGCTACACCGGGCGGAATAGTTATATCGGCTTCTTTTATTCTACCGCTTGGTATTTTATATCTAGTTGTTAATTCTTTTCCTAATAAAACATCATGAATAGTCAATGTTAAATTTATTGTAATATCTCTATTCTTTTGATGAGAAGGACGAAAACCATTCATAAAATCTGCAAATGGATTTCCAGCAGTTCTAAACCCACCAGTGTCAAATCTAAATTGTGGCTGAGGATTATCGTATGCAGAACGTTTTTCTGGATCGCTTAATGTATCGTATGCTTCAGAAATTTTTTGAAAAAGTTTTTCGTCACCTCCTCTATCGGGGTGATTTTTCATCGCTAGTTTGCGATATGCCTTTTTTATATCTGCTTGGGAAGCAGTTTTTGTTACACCGAGTATATTATAATAGTCCATACAATTACTTATCGTACAGACTATTAAGTATTAACAGTAGTGATTACTAAGGCTTTTTGCCAAAACTCTGTGCGCCAAAAAATGCTGCAACAATCGCCGCAACTGACACAAAATATGTAGCAGCCATATCGCCTAGAATTTTTGCTGCTTGTTCTAGTCCTATTAGATTTGCTAGTACAACTGCAAATGGATATAGTAGCATACCAAATAATGCGAACCATGCCATGTTGCGTTGTGCATCACGCATTGCATCTTCATCTTCTAGACGCTTGCGTTTAAACTCCATGTACATTGCATGTTCTTCAGCGGATACTTTACCGTCACCGTTAGTGTCTGCTGGATGATGTCCTGCTGCTTTTACTTCTTCTTCGCTCATTTACGTTTCCCCTCTAATTTTTTGATACGAGCATCTAGTTCAGGCCATACATCAAACTCATGTAGTTCTTTGCATGGATGACTGTCTGCTTCGAGCTTTGCTAGACGAGCCTCAATCTCGTCAATTTTTGCTGTTATCTTAGGATACTTTACACGCCACGCATTAGGATCATTTTGGAGCCAAGTCCAACCCCAGCGTTTTGCTAGATATTCTAAGGTAGCATCAAATTTAGTTACTCCCCATGTTGCCATTCTAGTATCTTTAAACCAGAATAAAAATGCAGCACCTAGTAATGACCCTGCAATACTAGTATAAATCCATAGACGGTCGCCCGCCATCTGTTGTATCATTTCCCACATATACAACCCCTCAATTGTTATATATGTATTTATTCTATTATGCTACATATGAAGCGTATATAATTGCTAAAGGTAGTAAAATAGGTGCTGTTAGAAAAAATGTAAACTCTACAAATTCACAAAATACACAAACCCTTTTATCATTCTTTAACTTTAATATTAATTGACTCATTTTCTCCTTGATTCCTATGTTTTTCGTTGGCTGCATTTCTCATGTTTATTACATACGTTAAATCATGCATAGGTGCATACTTTATATAAAAATATGATACAACAATAGCAGCGATGCTTATTAATAAAAATTCCATTAAATAACTCCGTATAATGAAATTACAAAAATAGTTAAAAGGCAACCCAGTTCGAGACTGTCCCGAAGAGATGCAATATCATACTTTGGTAATTTCACTTTATAATAATATTAGTAAATTTTATATTAGAATATAATTATATTATATAATTTCAACCTTATTTATCATAAAGTTTAAAAAGTGTGTATTTTATGAATTTAGACTAGGACCGCCGTTGTGTCCTATTTTAGATTTTTTCTTTTCCCAATCCTTAATTGCATCTTTAATAGATTCTTCTGCTAGTACAGAACAATGCAATTTGATTGCTGGGAGTTCTAATGATGCAGCAATATCCTTATCTTTAATAAGTTTTGCTTCTTCTATAGTTTTGCCTTTTAGCATTTCAACAAACATTGTTGAACTTGCTATAGCACTTCCGCATCCATATGTTTTAAATTTAACATCTATAATGCGTTCTTCTTCGTCTAGTTTAAGTTGAAGTTTCATAACATCGCCACAAGCAGGAGCACCTGTCATACCTGTAGCAACTCGAGGATCTTTAGGATCAAATCTACCTACACTGAATTCGTGAGGATTTGCTAAAACGCTTTCAAAGCGTTCAATTACTTTTTGTGAATATGCCAATTAATTTTCCGGTTGTGAAGTAGTTTCTTCGGGTTTAACTGCTTCTTCGTAGTATACAATGATTTCTTTTTGTTGTTCAATATATCTGCGAAGTTCAGCAAAGTTTAGTGATAAGTTTTCGTAGTCTTTAACGCTAATTGCAATCCAGGCTGTCTTGCCATTCTTAGCATAAAACTCTTCAAGGAACTCTTGATAGTTATCTTCAGTAACCACATAGATTTTTACCCTGTTCATATTCACACCTTTAGGGTGTGGAACAATTGGTACTGTAGTTTTAACTGTGTTAGTTACTACTTGTATCTGTGGTTCCGGAGTCAGTAGACTGCACCCCGCCGTTAGCGTTAGGATCAGTAATAGACTCGAGATCTTTCCAAAGCTCATCTGTTGCACCTTGCATTCTTGGTTCAATTAAACCTGGCTTTTGTGTAGCCAAGTGTGTTAAATTATGACGTTGCAGAGTAGCACGAAGTTCATCTCCGTACTGCTCTGCTTTTTGTAAGTCATTTTGTAGTTTACCGTTTAGTTCGCCTAGTCTTACTGTTTCTTCTTGAACAAGTTTTAAACTTGCTTCACTTGTTTGAACAGCAACTTCCATACGTGCTACATTTGCTCTTGCAGTTTCTAAATCGCTTTGCAACTTCTTAATCCATAGAAAGCCGCCGCCTGCTGTAGCAAGCACTACAAGTATCATAGCAATTCGAATTGAAGCGAACATAGTATTATTATTTAGTCTAGAAGTTTACCTAGTGTAGCAGGTCCGGCTATGCCATCAGCAACTAAGCCATTTGCTGCTTGCCATTCTTTTAATGCACGTTCTGTACCTGGTCCAAAGTCGCCATCTGCGCCAATGCCTAATGCTTCCTGCATCATCTTAACACCTTCGCCTTTAGCACCTCTGCGTAATACACCAATATCATCGATATCAAAAGAATCATCTTCGTCGTCTGCACCATGATCAGTATGAGCATCTTCGCCCATTGCTTTTAGTGCTTCTTCCCAATGATGAATACGGTCTTCAAGACCAATATAGCCACCGTTAATACGTTTGGTCATTGTTTTAATATCGCCGCTATCGGCATAACGATTTAATCCGTTTTTGTTCCAAAACCAAATAGCACTCATTAGTGCTACTTCTTTATCTTCTGAAACTTGATCTGGATTGTCAACTGCGTCTACATCCATGTCTGCACTAAATGCAGAGTAGTTTGCCTTGCCAGTTAACTGAATAGGCCCACGACCGCGATAACGCCAGCCGTCACCACTAGCAGTGTCGCCATTATCCATCCTGTTAGCATATACGATGTTAGCAATTTTTTCAGGTTGTCTGGCGTACTCATTTGCGTCTCTGCCGGCTCTGACAAAATACTTTCCAAAGACTGCGTCCAACGCTTTTGCGCTATAGTTAAGATTTTCACTG